GAAGTGGCGCTGGACTATCAGATCATCACGAGATTCACGACTGTGCGAATGCATGGTTAGGATATGCGAAGGCGAAAAATGAAAGGTATAGAGAAGCGGATTGATGAACTGAAACCACTTGGCGCTGGCGATGCACAATGCGCTAATTGCCTTGAAATGAAGGTGGAGCCGATTGATGTGTGCAAAAAGTGCATAGCAGATACCACTAACCTTTACCAAACTGATGAACAGCCTGTGCAAGATGAATGTGCTAACTTCGTGTTAGGGAGATGCTCTACGTGCAAATACTGGGAACAGCTTGAGTCTTCGCCGCGCATTGGTAATTGCTCCTCTAAAAAATTCAAATATGGATATAGCATAGATGATAACGAAATTCCAGACGATGGAGCAGTTATAGAGTTTGATGAGAGTTGGGGATGGAATACGGCATTCATGTTCGGGTGCATACACTATGCTTTTGGTGATTCTTCTTGATCACATGGTTTGGCGGATTTTTAAACAATGAAAGGAAAAGTGTAATCCGATTACACTCTTAAAGTAAAGTCTCAACTCTGTAATCCGATTACAGTTACAATTTACCGTCACTTATTAAAATCTGCTGGTGATTTGGAACATTGGTTAAATTATATGCGAACTATCATGCGCAAAATTGGCTGATATACCCAAATTGGGAACGAACATATCCATTATGGGTAATGTAATCAGATTGCAGCATTCTATATTCTTGAATATGGAATATGTTTACATAGTCCCGTCCCAAGTGACTAAGTGTAATCCGATTACAGCGAGTTCCTAATCTTAAATAGAGTTATACTATTTATCTGAAAAAGGTAGTATAACTTTCTTTATTTTTGATTGTTCATGCAAAGTGAACAAAGTAGGTTGCGTGAACAAGGTTATTGACAAAATCTGTAATCCGATTACAGCATATACAAAGTAATTGACAGAATGTGTATATGTATGTATATTGCACCCATGACCACCGAACTTCATTGCGATCACTGCGGAAAATACATGGCGACATTGCGTGATGCAAGGGTACGTGCTGGTATGGCGGTATATTGCAAGCCGTGTAACGACATAATCAAATCAATGCTTAATCAGAATCGTAATCGTAATAAATCTCATTCAAGTGAAATGCCGGATTTTTTGAAAGATATTTTCGGAGGGAGGTGATATGTTTGAAGAAAACGTTATTGATGGCGTATTGAGTTTTAAATTGGTGGAGAATGGGCATTTCATCAATTACACAGCACAACAATTAAGCGCGATGCTAATTGAATCACGGAAGCGGGAATGTGATTTGAGATATGTCAAAGCAATCGGAAAGCCGATTGACATATATCCATCGAATATATCAAATACAATCTGTTGCGATGAACCTTGATTATGGCGAAGATTACAGCACTGCCTAAGCAAAAATTTCCCGGTGAGTGTTGCGGTGTATGCTCCTATGGAAAGGTTAAGGGCGCAAAAGAATACCATTGTTGGGTATCGCCGCCAACCCCTGTATGGGAAGATGGTGTTCCTGATTTCAAACGAGGTCTTCCTGTTGATATGGAAGATGTTGCTTGCCAATTCTTTAAGCCGAGGTGCCACGCGTGAGCCAGCCATTAAATACTGAAGAACAATTGCAAGCGGCAGTAGATGCTTATTCTGTTTGTCAAAATAAAGTTGAATCTGCAAAAATGCTTGGCATTCCAAGAAGTACGTTTGATGATAGATTGGATCGTGCAATAGGGCGCGGTTTTAAGCCAAGCGGTGTTGTAGTAAAGAATAATGAAGATACAACAAAACATAGAATTGCGACATTGGAAGCGCAATTGTCATCTTATAAGCGCGATGAACTGACAGACAAATATATCAGGTCGAAGATATTTGGATTGTCGGAAACATCGTCAGCCCCCCCAAATTGGTTGATTGATTCCAATCCGCCAAAATCATCGCCGGGCGTACCGACATTGCTTTGTTCAGATTGGCATTGGGGTGAAAAGATTGACCCGACACAAATCGGTGGTGTAAATAAGTACAATATCGAAATAGCGCAAGACCGCGCAAAGCAACTTGTAAATCGCGCAATCGATTTGCTGAATAATCACATGGTCAATCCGAAATATCCGGGTATTGTCGTTGCGCTAGGTGGCGATATGGTATCAGGCGACATCCACGATGAGCTTAAAGAGACTAATGACATACCATTGATACCATCAGTCGTTGACCTATTCGGAACGCTTATATGGTGCATAGAAACGCTTGCTGATAAGTTCGGCAAAGTATTCGTGCCGTGTGTTACGGGCAATCATGGGCGCACAACTATTAAGATACGCGCAAAGGATAGGGCATATACATCGCTTGATTGGCTAACTTATGTGCTGCTGGAAAAGCATTTCAAGAACGATAGGCGCGTTACGTTCTTTATCCCAAGTGGGCCGGATGCTTACTACCGGATTTATGGGCATAGATACTTGCTTACTCACCTTGACCAATTCAGGGGAGGCGATTCAATGATTGGAGCATTGGGGCCTTTAACACGCGGCGATCATAAAAAAAGAAGCCGCAATATGCAGATTAACATGGCGTATGACACAATGATTGGCGGACACTTCCATCAGTTGATTCAGTTGCAGCGATTGATGGTGAATGGCTCGCTTTGCGGCTATAACGAATATGCCTATGCAAATAATTTCCCGTATGAAAATCCACGCCAAGCAATGTGGATAACGCACCGCGACCACGGTATCACATTCTCAATGCCGGTGAACGTGTCGGATGCTATTGAGCGAACAGAACACACGGAATCGTGGGTGAGTATCAAGTGAAACGTATCAACCTTTATTTCCCGCTTGAATTGCTCGCAAGATTAAAGTCTGCGAAACTTGCGACTGGAATGCCTGTCAGCGAAATAATCCGTCGGGCGGTTGGTGAATGGCTTGATAAACAAAAGGAGGCAACATGAGCAAAGACCTGTTTGACAGTTTGATGGACTTCATTGGCGACAAGTTTGATGCAGATGAAACTAACTATAGCGAAGTCATTGGCGCATTGACAACACTAAAGACAATGTACAAGGCACAGTGGCAATCTATCTGCAACGAAATGGCAGAGGATGATAATGAATGCGATTGCGGTTGCTGCGAAGTTCAACCTAAAGATGTGCCGAAGCTGCAATGAGTAGAGCAAAAGGAATCACCATCGTTGACGATAACAAAATAGTCGCCCTTGATGACGAGACGATGAAGGTATTGCGTGTCGAGAATATCAAGAACCTGATTGCGCCAAGCGAGGATTCTGCCAGACGCATCGAAGCTATCGGTGGTGCGGGTGCGATACTGAATTATCTGGTGAATGGTTTAACGCTTGACGATACATCCAAGAAGCTTGGACTATCGCGTGAGCAGCTAATCAAGTGGATGGCGTTCCACAGAGACGCGCTAGAACCGGCCATGCAAGCGTCCGCGATGGCACTTGCTGATGATGCTGCCAAGTACCTTGAGGACGCGGCTAATAAGGGCGAGGAACTGACTGCGGCACAAGCTGGTATCGCAAAGGCTAGGGCTGAACATGCCATGAAGATTGCCGGATTACGCGATAGGGTGAAGTTCAACGAGAAGTCTATTCCGCAAGAGGTTACGCTGAGTGCTGATAGTAGGCCAGTTTTTACTCTCAATTTTTTAAGCTCTCCTAAGCAAGTAGAGAAAGTGATTGAGAATGTAACTGACGTGGATATTTATGATGATAACGAATGATAACGTAAATCATCCGAAGCATTATACTAGCCATCCAAGTGGAATCGAAACAATCCAGATAACGAAACACATGGGATTTTGTTTAGGTAATGCGCTGAAATATATTTGGAGGGCAGACCTAAAAGGAAATGCAATTGAAGATTTGCGTAAAGCACGTTGGTATTTAGATTGCGAAATAGAAAAGAGAGAAAATGAGCATAAAGTCTGATAGCTGGATTCGCAGGATGGTAGAAAATCACGACATGATTTCACCATTCAGCTCAAACCAAGTGAAAGAAATTGATGGGAAACGAATCGTATCTTATGGCACTTCAAGCTATGGATATGATGCTCGTTGCTCAGACGAATTCAAGATATTCACAAATATCAACAGTACGATAGTTGACCCAAAGAACTTTGACGAAAAATGCTTCGTTGACGTGAAAGGCGATTATTGTATTATTCCGCCTAATTCATTTGCGCTTACACGGACTGTTGAGTATTTTAAGATACCGCGTAATGTGCTTACTATTTGCTTGGGTAAATCGACGTATGCAAGATGCGGTGCAATTATAAATGTTACGCCATTGGAACCAGAGTGGACTGGCCAAGTAACGCTTGAAATATCCAATACAACTACGCTTCCATTGAAGATATACGCCAACGAAGGTATCGCACAATTCCTATTCTTCTGGGCTGATGAAGTATGCGAGACTTCGTATAAAGACCGTGGCGGAAAGTATCAAGGTCAAACTGGCGTTACTTTGCCGAAGATTTAGAGATATGGCGGATTAACTGTCAATAATAGCTAGTTGAATTCATTGAGTAATGTTAATAGTTTTTGTAGTTGATGGCGGAATGGATTGTAGATAATTTAACAGTTTTGCATAACAGGTATCATTGAGGGCAGTTCGTCCCATAAGACGTTTGTTCGGGATAGCCGTACTTAAGTGTACGGTAGAAATCGAGGTCTGTTGACCGATATTCGGTTGGGAACATATCGAACGACTGAGCGACCTGAGTATCTGTTATGCACCTTATTTGGATTTAATATGGAATTAGAGCTTCCCTCGCCATTATGGCTTCCTTTGTTCGAGAAAAATCGCGCACCGATTATCATCGTCAACGGCAAAGAGATAGAAGGCGCATTCGATAGCAAGCGCAGGATAATCAATCCTGAGAATGGATACCTCATTCCAGAGCATCGTATCGTCGATAGAGGGCATAAGCGGACTCGGTATTATGTGGCATATGGCGGACGCGCGGCTGCGAAGTCCTGGACTTTTGCACTTGCCGCAATTCTCCGTGCAATGGAAGAAAAACAAACCGTACTTTGCTGCCGACAGATTCAATCCACTATTGCAGACTCAGTGTTATCTGTTCTTGAGAATAGAATAAAAGACTTGCACCTTGATGGCGAGTTCAATGTGCTTGTGAATGCAATCCGCCATAGAAAATCTGGTACTGACTTTGTGTTTCGCGGATTGAAGCACAACATGAAAGAAATTAAATCTCTTGAAGGTACTAAGATATGCTGGATTGAGGAAGCAGTTGACCTTGCCGAAGAAACGTTCGATGAGTTAGACCCCACTATCCGTGTCAAGGATGCAGAGATATGGATTGGCTTCAATACAGGTAATGTTGACGATTATGTGTACCGTAGATTCGTTCTAACACCAGACCCAGACGTAACTCTTATCCACGTCAATTATATTGACAATAATCTAGCCGACGAATCATCCATCATGCTTGCTGAGAAGATGAAGGAAATGGATTATGATAAGTATCTAAATATTTGGATGGGGCAGCCTCGCATCGCTAAAGAGGGTGGAGTGTTTACTACTAAAAATGTATCGTATATTGACGTAATGCCGATTGGCGGTCGTTTTGTGCGTGCGTGGGACTTCGCAAGTACAGCCTACGACGAGAAGAAAGGTAATGACCCAGATTACAGCGTGGGCGCACTATTGCACGTCGATTATGAAGGTAGATATACAATATGCGATATTGTGCGTTTTCGTGGAATGCCTGAAGAGGTTGAGAATACATTGCTTGCAACAGCAACCCGCGACGGACTTAGTGTATTGCAATCACTGCCCGTGGATCCCGGTGCAGCAGGAAAATTCATGGCGCAACATCTTACACGAAAGCTATCAGGATTCAGAATATCGTCAAGCCCAGAATCAGGCGATAAGGTAACAAGGGCGGAACCCTTTGCGAGCCAATTGAATTCTGGCAATGTAAAAATGTTACGCGCAAAATGGAATGAAGAACTAATTAAGGAACTTGAAGGGTTCCCAAATTGCTCTCACGACGATCAGTGTGACTCATTATCTAGGTGCTTTATGGAACTTCAAAAGAATCACGTCATGCAGTTCGCTACCATAACTGGTTTGTAAGCACACACTTGCATATTCTATAATATGCTGATACCCTTGCGAAAATTACTCGTTACGCGAGGTATTCGCATGGCACAAGCACAGAAGAATAAGGGCGTTAGAACGCAGCATCCAAGTTATGTTGAGATGCTACCATTTTGGACTCGTATGCGCGATGTCTATAATGGTACTCAATCACTCCGCGATAAGACTACAGAATATCTCCCAGCATTAACAGACGAACCTCCTGCTGCATATCAAGCTAGACTCAATAGGACTGTTCTGTACAACAGTCTCTATAGAACAATATCTGGATTCATTGGTATGCTCATGCGTGTGCCAGCAGTGGTTGACGCACCGCCTAATACGCTTGCTATGTTCGATGATATTACGTTGACAGGAATCCCGTTAAATGTATTGGCGCAAGAAATTTCCGAAGAATGTCTGAAAGTTGGTCGCATTGGATTGCTGGTAAATTATCCAGTAACAAGCGATTCTATGACTATTGCAGACGCTACAGCACTGAATATCCGTCCCAGTCTAACAACAATCAAAGCCGAGCAGATTATCAACTGGAAGCAGCGCAGAATCAATAACAAATATGCGCTTTCAATGGCGACAATCAAGGAAGAACACAACATACCGATTGATGATTTCGAGGATGCAGTAGTAACTCGTTATCGCGTATTGGATATGGATGAGAATGACATTTATCGCGTCAGGATATTCGAGGTTCAGGAAAAGAATCGGCAGGCTACCGATGTGGAGCTTGAGCGTTATTATCCGACAATGAACGGCAAGCCGATGAGCTATATTCCGCTATTCATAATCGGGCCGGATAATGTTGACCCTGAAATTGACACACCGATGATGATTGATTTGGCCGACCTTTGCGTCTCACATTTTCAAATGTACTCGGATTTGGCGAATGGTACACATTGGTCAGGAATCCCAACTCCGGTATTCGCTGGATTCTCATTAAAAGAAGGTGAATCAATCCATCTTGGAATGGGCAAAGGATTGGTGTCTGAAAATCCTGCTGCGAAGGCTACACTGCTTGAAGTTGGTACATCTGGATTCGCTGCGCTTGAAAATATATTGAACCGACTTGAATCACAGATGATTACACTTGGCTCAAAATTACTAGAGCAGCACCGAGTGCAAGCGGAAAGTAGTACAACGGCAATTATTTATCGCGCTGGAGAAAACTCAATTTTGTCAGCGCTTTCTATTTCAGTCAGTATCGGTATTACGATAGCACTAAAGACATTTGCTGAATGGGCTGGAGACGATTCTGAATCAGTGCGATTTGAATTAAATAAAGAATTTTTCAAAGAGCCGCCGACACCTGAAATGATTAACGCGCTAATCGGTTCAATGCAAGGCGGTATGATTTCAAAGGATGCTATATTCTCATATTTGCAGCGTTCAGAATTTTATCCTCCGCATATTTCGTACTCAGATGAACAGTCGCTTATAGAAGCAGGTATGCCAAAACCAATTGCGCCACCTGCTATTGTGACGAAAATTCAGAAGATGCCCGACGGAAGTATGCAGGCAACTAGGAACGCATAATGATTAACTTTGAATTAAGAAAGCATTTTTATCCACGATTGTTTCCGTTTTCGATTTACATTAAACCGTCAATTAAAAGCAGATGGTGTGCATCATTTCATTTGCAACAGTGGGATAAAAAAGAGGATAAACTCGGATTCCGCGTATGTGACGCGCCGGGATGGAAAGGATGGTTTTTTATTCTTCCATATATGATGTTAGATATTAACAAGATGAAGAGGGCTTGCGATGCTTAATCTTATGATTAGCGATTACGAACAAACGCCGCTACCGAAGTATTGACAATTATCCTTGATAATTGAAACTGTAATCGGATTACAGCAGCAATCAGTATCTCAAGCTGCAATTACTGCTAATGGCGAGCAATATCATGCAATCAATCAGACAACAAACGGTAATATTGAAATATCTGATGACGATGAGGAAATGTTGATGACGTTATTGTTGTTTAACGAAATGGAGGAATGAATTATGCCGCTTATCAAAGGTTACTCAAAACGATCTGTGTCAGCCAATATACGCACTGAAAAGGCTCACGGGAAAAGTACCGTTCAATCAATCGCCATTGCATTGAGTGTAGCTAGGAAAGCCAAATCGAAGAAGAAGAAATAATTATCTTGATTCGTAGCACTCTTGAATCATACAATCATCTGGTGCAAATAAGATACTATTACCTTCACGTTTATATAATGGTTTAGAGTTTTGACTTAAACATTTTCCAGGCATCAACCCAGATGCACTTTTATATTCATTCTTGTCGAATTTAATACGTTCAAGATATTTGCAAGTGTTGCAATTTTGTTCGTATTCATTAAATAGTTTTACTGATTCTTTACGCGCAACACTACCTAATGGGTGGCACAAATATGCAATTTTTGCTTGAGGAATAACCCCACCAACTACAATCCCATCTTTTCTTGTGAAAATCATATTTGTATAATGACAAACACATAAATCATACTTTTCATCTGATTCTGGATAATCAGTATCAAGAACACAAACGGAGACATCCGTTTTATTTTCCCGTTTTATGGTGTAATAGTACACTTCTTGTCTCCCATCGGCGGCAACCCAAACGCAAACGCACTAGCAGCAAGCGCAATCGAATCAGGTATTGATGTAGTGCCTATCTCCCAATTCGATATAGCCCTTGGAGAGCATCCTAGTGCTTTGGCAGCCTCATTCTGTGTTAGCTTAAAGCGATGGCGTAATTGGATTAGTTCAAGTGATGTCATATATTCCTTTATTAGGTACTGGTGGCTGGTACTGATACTAATCCAGCATGTCATATTTCCTGTCAGGATAACCTCTTAAGTTAGGCTATGACCATTTACCTGCAATGTTACGCATCAGTCTGCGCATTCACCAGCAATTAAATATAGCAAATGTGCATTATCGTGTCAAGCGTTATCTAGTAATAACGCAATAATCGTTAGCATATATGCAGCTTAAAATATGTGTTATGTCAAATATACTTGACATTCTTTCTTTAGTATCATAATCTTGCGACGTTATATTAACATAATATATAGAATATGATTTCTGGTATTTATGCTATAAGAAATAATATAAATGGCAAATTATATGTTGGCAGCACAAAGTCATTTAAGATAAGACTTAAGCAACATAAAAGCAAATTGCGCCACAATGTACATTGTAATAACAAATTACAACATGCGTGGAATAAGTATGGAGAGGATTCATTTGAATTTATTAGATTGATAATTTGCGATACAAATAATCTTTTAATGTATGAACAGCGCGCTATTGATATTTATGATTCAGTTAAAAATGGATACAACTTAAATCCTACTGCAAAAAGCTCATTAGGCATAAAAATGTCTGATGAAGGAAAAGAAAAAAGATCAAAAGCGATGATCGGAAGAAAATTATCAGAAGATCATAAAAAAAATCTAGCTATTGCAATGCAAAAAATAAGACCTATAGTAACTGATAAAATGAAAGCGGATAGAATAAGAAAATCGCTTGAAGATAAAAGAATAGAATTTGATAAAGAAATAAATATATATCTTAATTCTTTTGATTATGATGGTAGTAAGTGCTCACTTGACTATTTTTAATTTGTTATTTACAATGAACTTGTTATCAAGTGATAACTAACTGGGATGGTTAAATAAAATGGCTCTTGAACTTATTGTTGACACATTGGATTCAGTACCGGAAGCATTGAAGGATATGTATGTTGCAAGTGAAGGTAAATTCAAACTGGATGTAAACGGAATTGAAGATACTAAAGGATTGAAGTCTGCGCTTGAGAAAGAACGGCAGGCAGCAAAAGAAGCGCGTGAAGCGTTGAGGAAGTTTGACGGAATCGACCCGCTGAAAACAAAAGAATTTATGGCAAAGTTTGAGAATGACGAAGAAGCTCAACTGATTGCCAACGGTAAGATTGATGAAGTATTCCAGAAGCGCACCGAAAAGTGGCGACTGGAAGAAGAGCGTCAAAAGAAGGAATTAGGCGACAAGATTGCAGCAGCAGAATCAAAGGCGAATACCTATAAGGATAGGGTTCTTGATGATGCCTTCCGATCTGCCGCAAACAAGATTTCAGATATTCAGACTGGCGCAGTAGATGAAATGTTGCTTGGTCATCTACGTACTATTTTCGCACTTGATGAAAATGGTCGCGCAGTACAGTATAACGAAGATGGTTCGGTTGTTATCGGGAAGGATGGTAAAAGCCCATATTCGCCGGAAGAGTATCTTGAAGGATGTCGCGCTACAAAGCCGTGGCTATTCAAGGTAACATCTTCTGGTAGTCCGGCAACAGGAAAACCGCAGAAAGTTGGTGGGAAGGATTTTTCAAACTTGCCACCTGTCGAGCGATTGACAGCGGCGAGGGCGGCAGCAGCAGGACGTAAATAGTAGAAACGTATTACACTTCGGGACGGAGTGCTGTGTAACGAAACTTACTAGGTCGGGATGACCGTGGTATGGAAAATAAATCTCAACTTTTTAAGGAGTATCATCATGGCACTAACCCTTGTGGAAGCCGCAAAGCTGGAAACTGGCGACGCAGTTCGTCAGGCTATTATCGAAATGTATGCAGGTTCGTCTGCAATTCTCCAAAATCTTCCTTTTGAAGGCATCGCTGGTAATGCGCTGAAATACAATCGTGAAGAAAGTCTGCCCGGTGTTGGTTTCCGTGGCGTGAATGAATCCTATACGCCTTCTACTGGTGTTCTGAATCCTCTGACTGAATCGCTGGTTATCGCTGGTGGTGATTTGGACGTTGACAAGTTCATCATTGATACGATGGGCATGAATCAGCGTTCCGTTCACGAAGCGATGAAGATTCGCGCATTGTCGTTGGCATGGACTCGCAAGTTCGTCAAGGGTGATACCGCAACTGACCCGCGTGAGTTTGATGGTCTGCAAACTCGTATTACTGGTTCGCAGAAGATTCAAGCCGGTACTACCGCTAACGGTACTGCATTGTCTCTGAATAAGCTGGATGAGGCGATTGACCAGACATTGAATCCTACCCATCTGTTGATGAGCAAGGCAATGAAGCGTCGTATCACTCAAGCATCGCGTAGTTCGTCTATCGGTGGCTTCTTGACATTTGAGCGTGATGAGTTTGGTGCTCCAATCGAGTATTACAACGGTCTGCCGATTATGACCATCGACTTGGACAATACCGGAACTGCGATTCTTCCGTTCAGCGAGGCTGCTACTTCTGGCACTGATACTGCAACATCTATCTATGTCTTGAGTTTCGGCAATGATGGCGTGTTGGGCTTGCAGAATGGCGGGATTGATGTTCGTGATATGGGTGAGTTGCAAACCGCGCCTGTATATCGTACCCGTGTTGAATGGTACAATGGCTTCGGCGTATTCAATGGTCGTGCCGCAACCCGTCTGTGGAGCATCTCTGATGCCGCAGTAACCGCTTAATAGGAGAAGCTAACATGGCTAATATCTACTCGCAATTCACTTATGACAACGCCCTTTCTCTAAAGGCCGCTGGTGCTGTAACGACTACCACTACTGAATCTACCATCCTCGATTTGGGTGCAGGCTTGGTGGATGGTTACTTGGTTCTGGACGTTTCTGCTGTTGAAGTTGCTTCAACTGATGAAATTTATCTCATCTGTTTGGAAGGCTCAAATGTTGCCGCAATGACATCTGGTTCTGTCTCTTTGGCAGAAATCGAGATGGGAAATGCAACTGCACCTGCTGATGCTGACACTGGCATAGGTCGCTTTGTTGTTCCGTTCCGCAATGAACAGAATGGCACGACTTACCGTTATGTCCGTATTTATACTGAAGTAGCTGGTGCTATTGCAACCGGAATCAATTTCGCGGCATTTATTGCGAAAGACTAAAGTAAATAATTGGGCGGGCTTCGGTTCGCCCAATTTCTCAAGGAGGCATTATGGCTAATACTATTGACGTTGTTGTAGCAGTCAATGACAATATCCAGCATATTGAAAAAAAGACTGTTTCTGCTGCTCTTGAAGATGAAGTAAATCTCCCAGCAAGTGAGCGCGCAAGTGCATTTGAAACGATTACGGCAGATGCTATTGATCTGTCAAGCGGTACACCATTGAGCCATCCAATTAACCTTGAAGGCTCTACTCTTCCTAGCAATTGCAACGCTATTCGCGGAGCTAGTGTTAATCCTACCAGAACATCTGGATGGACTAGTTTTAGTGGGACTGTAGCAGACACCCCGGCGCAGGTTTATACAGATTATCGTGAATTGCATACAACTGGTGTTGCTGAGGTTTTGGGTGCTGGTTCGTTTCCATATATGGATGCTACAGCATCATGCCAAAGTATGTTCGGCGGACAGGACATCGCATTCGTATCAACGGGTGCAACAATCCTTTCAGCAGCGGCAGCACCATCGGTCGGCGTATTTGCGCGCTGGATGAAAACGACCATTGACGGCGCAACTTTCACATCTGGCGGTGTTGCTGCGGTCAACTTCAAGAGCTTCCAAGCGAATGTCACGAGCGTAGGCGGCGAAGAAACCTCAATCGACGACATCGAAGTTGCCAGCGGTCAAATCGGAAGTATCTGGCGCATCCGCAAAACAGCAGCAGCTATATCCCGTGCGTTGATTCACTTCGACGCTGCGACAGTCGCGCCTATAATTCAAGACCCGACGTTGTTCACAGACCCAAATGCTGCGACTTGTGAGAAGGGATTGCACGTTCGAATTGGAAACGTGAGCTACATGATTCCGCTGTATGTTTCTGATAGCGGTGGCGTGGTGGCGGATTGGTAAAGCATGGATAAAGAAGCTATCAAAGCACGGCTAGTTGAATTGCGCAAGGATCTGGAACAAGAGCAGGCGCGGTTCAACCAAGCTCAGGCTAATGGAAATGCGATTGTCGGAGCCATTCAGGAATGCGAGCACTGGTTATCTATAATTAAAGATCAATCAAATGTTGATTAAAACAATGGCGGTGTAACAGCCGCCCTTTTCATATAAGGAATTCAAATGCTAGTTTATGCACCTGATGGAACGCCGAAGGAAAAAGACCCTGTTGATGCGCGTGAATGCGTAGAATACTGTGGATTCTCATTTTCGCCACCTGAAAAACAGGAAAAACAACCTGATACTGTAATCGGATTACAGCCAGAACCGGAACCTGTAGTTGAAGAGCCAGCAGTTGTTGAGCCGGAACCAGAGCCTATCGCCAAAACAATCATTACTGTTGACATCCCAGATACCCGAAGTAATGAGTATTTTAACGCGATGACGGATGAAGAATTGAAGGCTTATCTGGATTCCAACAAAGTTAAATATCATCATTTGGCTGGGCGTAAAACGCTTTTCACAGCGGCATCTGCATTTGCCAATCTTGGAGTTAAGTAATGAAAACTGAAATTGATACCAAGTGGATTGCTACTGTATCTGCTACATTGATTGCAACTAAAGATGCGAAATCTGCTATAAAGTATTTGAGCGATAAATTGGTAGTCAAGGCAACATGGCACAATAAGCCGAAAGCAAATAATCGTGGTGAGACTATGATTGTTACTTTTGGTAAGCCTAACTACCGTGAAGTGGCATTTATCAAGAATCTGAAAAAAGCTGGCAAGCAATTCCCTATCAAGGAAATCCAGTTGAAGCCTTATCCTATCAAAAAGAAATAAGGAGTTTAGATGGCCGCCCCAGTTAATACGGTACTGCCAGCGATAACCGGAACAGTAGAGTTCGGTGAGATACTTACGCTGTCTGACGGAACATGGGACGTTGTTCCTGATTCTTATGCATACGCTTGGTTACGCGCAGGAACGCCTATAACGGGCGCAACGGCATCTACCT